TTATACCTCTTCAGTTTTCACTGTGAAACCCATCGCGTTCATCGGACCAGTAGTGGCCGGAAGTTCCGATTTTGCGACTACCTTTGTGGCAGTGACGCGGTATTTCTGATTAGGGAGCTTGTTCTTGCCTTCCTTGCGAATCTGAGCCGCAAACCCCGTGTAACCCCAGTTGCAGTCACACTGTCCGATGATTCCGGGAACTGCTCCGACACCCTGCACATCGTAGTATTTATGACCAGCAACCGAGTGCTGCCACATATCGTACTTGGTGATGTACTTCTTGACCTTTGCCTCGGATATGTACACGGCAAGCCACAAGGGATAATCCTTCAGCTCATCGAAATTGAGGTGGCAGCATATCCAGTTGACATTCGTGTACAACATGGGCTGGTAGTTGTATGCAGCTATCGTATCCATAAAAGCTTTGCACATCGCCGTACATACAGTTTTGCCAAGTTTATACTGTGATTCCATCTCAAGATCATAGGCTATCGGATAGGTGATCTTTCCGTCCAGCTTGTTCGCCTTGATTGTGCTGATAAGCCATTCTGCTTCTGACTTAGCCTGCGCCGCATTCTTGGCTGTGCTGAACAGATACACACCAACATATAACCCGGCTGCCAGACACCCGCGAACGTGCTGCAGAAAATACTTGTCCATGCTCGTACCGTATGCCGCCCGTATCATAACAAACTTGATGGGATATCCAAGGATCTTTCCGGACTTCAGCGCTGCGTAATCAACATCGGGCTGACAGTAACTGATGTCGATACCTGCGTACTTAGCCATTACTCTTCACCGTCCTTGTGGCCTCCATCGGCGAGTCCCTCGCCAATCACATAGCCTACGACAGCCGCGCCGCTGAGTATGCAGCCGGATACGGTCTCCGCAGTTTCACTTGAACCGCCAAAAGCTACGATCAAGCCTGCTACAAATCCCGCTGTTGCCACCCACAGTTTACGGCTGGTCAGCTTACGTTTCCAATCAATTTTCATGACGATTATCCTCCTTGTCAGTTGGCAGAGCAGTAACCTGATTATACAGCTCCGTCATTGTTCCATTGCCCCCAAGCGCATGGTAACTCTCATAAATGAGTGTAAGAGCCTCCCTTGCGTAAACAGGACAATACTGTTTATTCATGTATTTCTCATGCGAACGGATTATTTCCGCGCGGAGAAGCGACTGCAAACCGCTTTCTATCTGCTTTGAACGGTCATTCTGCCTGATTTCCTCAACATCGGCGCGACGTTTGATTTCAGACTTATGCGCGGAAATGCTGGTAAAAATCACGTTGAATATTGTGACCGCGCCACTTATAAGCGCTACAATTATGCTGCTTTCCATTACATAACCTCCAATTCGTTGATTCTAGTACGCCATTTTGCACGTTCAGCCAGTTTTTCGGCGTATTCTTCCCGGGTCGCCGCGCCCTCCGCTATTTTAGCGGAAATGTAGTCGGTTTCGCGAAGCTTCTGCTTGAGTTCCGCGATTTCAAGCGCCGCCGCAAGTCTGGCGCGTTCGGGTGCTTTCTCCGTGTCAGGACGGAGCACCGGAACGCCGCCGGCAAGCTTGTAATTGTAGATTCCGTCCGGGTCGGTAAGTCCACGCTCAAGGTAATTCCCCTGCGCGTGGTGGAACTTGTCGCCCTCGCCGCAGTCTATTTCTGTCCACCCATCGCCGGAAACAAACGCGCTGGAATTGATGTCAGTGACTATCCCACCAGAATCTGTTCTGACGTAAACTTTGTATTCGTCCATGTCATTCCTCCTCATAATTCCTTAGATACCGCCAGATAAGCGCTGCTGTTCATAAGGCGCAGCCTGTAAACAGTTCCCGGTGTTTGACCGCTGACGGCAAATACAAATTGCACTGTGCTATCTGTCTGTTCCCACGCCGTAACACTGGTATAATCTACAACGGTATCTACGCCGCTGATAAGCGACACCCCACTGTGGCTTATCGTTGCAGTAACGCCGCTGCGCATTGCCGCAATTGGCAGCAATGCGTAAATGATAGAGCTAGTAAGCGCATATCCGACGCCTATCGTGCATTTATCAGTGCTTGACGTTACATTCTGGTGCTTGTAGATAGTAAAATACCTCTGGCACTTCGCAAGTTCCGTAGCCGGGTCAGGCGGCACAAACGGGGTTGCGCCATCGCCAACCTCTAGCTTGACCCATGCGAGTTTTAGGGAGTTTCCGGCCTCGGTGCCCTTGTTAATTCCTACGGACACTGCGGAAATGTACTCGCCCTCGGAAAGGTCGACCGATACCTTGTTCACTCCCTCGTGGAGCGCCGAAGTATAGTAGCTGTCAACGTAATCCCCCGAAGCGTTCACAGTGCGGATTCTCGCCGACCAGACACCGGATACTTCCAGGACGTTCAGAGAGAGTGTGTATTTCCCGGGAGCAAGCGGATTTTCGATTTTCTGCCAAAAAGCATGAGAGTTTGAATCTACATTTATGGCTGATGTAATAAGTATGCCATCGACACTTGGTCTTACCGAGCATTTATTTCCCTCTATGTACCATCCGTCCACTGTATAACCGCTGGAATACTCGTTCTGCCCGCGCTGATTTACCAGGAAATCAGGATTTATAAGCAGATACGGATTTACGGGATTCACATAATCTGCGATATCAGCAACAGTGTGAGTATGCCCCACATCCGACTTGTCACCAAGCCTTTTCTCCAGTTCAGCCCTAGTTACAAACGCCAGACTGCTGACATTAACATTAACATCGTAGGTCTGCGAAAGTGCGATAACCGCCGTGAATATCTCCATAAAGTCCGGATAATCAACCGACGACGGTATTTCCTCGCCGTTCGCATCCTGATATATCGCGAACAGTACCTCTGTTTCGCCGTCAGAGGCATAAACACCGACCTGTTTAAACGTGCAGGCTTCCGATAAGCTGTCATTGCGAATCTGCAGCTTGAGCTGCAAACCACTGCTGCCGTCCAGCCTTACCTGTTCCGCAATCAGTACAGTCACATCAGACAGTGCCGAAGAAAGCTCTGTCTGGTCTTTGAGTGCAGCGGATTCTACATGCCCGCTGCCCACGGCCGCTCTTGACAAGGTCAGCACCTTGCCCGATGTCAGGGATTGTTCGAGCAGTTCCAGCCCGACATCCGTTATTGCGTTGTCATTCCATGTTGCCATCATTAACCTCCGCATATATAGTTTTTACCTTGCCGCCCAGCTTGGTCCCGGCATGGACATCAGCAGCGGCAGTGATTCCAGCAATACGCGGGTCGTAAATTATACCGCGTAAATGCTTGATTTTGCCGCATATCAAAGTCTTAACATTAACGCCTGTTTTCGCGTCGATGTCAATAATGAAAACTGTTTCATCAAGCACGGAACGGATATTTTTATAGTAATTTACCTTGGCCATGACCCGTTTGCGCTTCTCCTCGTCGCTGCCGCTGTTCCATATATAGATTTTGAAATGAAAAGGAGGACCGTTGTATTGATTCCATTCAACGACCTGGACATTTTCATAAATACTCCGCAAAGCAGTTTCAACCGCATACTTAGTGCCTTTGTATTTGTGGACAAGAAGACACTCCTTGACTGCCTGCCGCTTGCTCTCAATTGACGAATCTGCCTCATACCACTGTATCTTGAGATCGGCGGCGAGAATATCAAGAACCTTTTCCGGAAGCTCGTCCACCCTCGGAAAGACAGCCGCATACTCAGATTGAGCCACCGTCTTGATAAGCTCACTTGCGACAGCGTCCGCAAGTTTGACCTTGTCCGTGTCGCGGGTAAGCGAATACGGAAAGGCGGCAAGCAGCGCGTCTTTTTCTGTGATCAGCTTACTCATCTTCGTATCCTCCGTTTGTTATCACGGATTTCGCAATGTCGGTATGCGCTACCTGCGGGGTAAGGCGGTCAGAACCGTCACGAAGCGAAACGAACACTGGCGACTTGATATCAACACGCTTTGCACCAGTATCCTTAAGCAGCCACATGAGCCGTGACGGATTTATATCCCGGCCGATTTTCCTGCACTGCCACTCCACATATTCCTCAATTGCGCTGCGTATTGCCGCTTCGATCTCCGCCGCCGACTTCTCGGAATTGCGGTCGATGTAATAAGTAAGATCTACGCTGAACTCAACGACAAGCGGGTCGAGGACCTCAACAACGTCTGTAAGCGGTCTGACCTTATCGTCATTGCAGGCGGCAAGTATAGCGTTTTTGGTTCCATCATCGGCGATTTCTCCGTTAGTCATTATCGCGAATATATTAACATATCCCGGCTTGTCCTTGGGGTTTATCGCACACACGTCCGCTATGCTTGTTGATACCGCCTTTGCATGATACTCATAGGCTCCTTTCGGGCCGGCGGTGCTGAATGCCTCCAGCCCGGCTCTCATGAGCTCATAGTATTCATCGTCAGTCGCGCGTTCAGCGCCGCTGTGGGACGTTTCCACATTTGCGCAAGACGAAAAATACATCACATTATCGACGTCCACAAGCGTATTTATCTGCCCGGGCGCGTACCCATTTCCGACTGTTCCCTCAGTTTCACAGATAACCGGAACATCAGCCGTGACCTCGCCGATATTGACCGCTGCTTCCTCGGTGGTCGCCCACATCAGCGCCCCGCTGCTGTCGGTGACCCTTGTCCCCTTTGGTATCGGTATCGCCGTTTCCTGCGGCGCTGACAGCGTAAACCGCACAACGCATTCCGCCGGCTTTGCTTCCGGTCTTGTCACGTTGTATATCATTTCTCCGAGCGCGTCGAGATTTTCACCGACCGCCCGGGACGGTAGATTTTGATTTGCTGCGTAATTTACGATTATACGCTGCTGTATGATTATCCCGGCGACCCACTGAATAAACAGCTTGTCCGGGTCCGACGGCAGCAGCGTATGTCCCGTAAGTTCTTCGTACTTTGCGGTAAGATCTGCAACGACTTCCACGCTGTCAGTCGATATGAATTGATAATCAGTCGCTCTGCTCATCTGCTATGCTCACCTCCACCGTTAAGTTGATTTTCCCGTCCGCCGACTTTTCAAAGTACACATCGTCCAGTCTGGCACGCGGCTCAAATTCTTCAAGCGCGTCCGATATTTCCACGAACGCTATCGTTTCCGCAGCGTCGATAGGCTTGTCCACGAACTCCATAGGCAAACCAAATTCTCTGTGCATGGGTACTGTTCCGCGCCTGGTATTCAGCAGGAGTGCGATATTCTGCAGTACGGAAAGCAGTTCACCGTCCTGCTGCAGGGAAAGCGAGTAACCATCAGCGGCGCTTACCTTGTATGACATTCCCCCGCCCCTTACTTGTTGTATTCTTTGAGTGTTATTGCCACCCCGGCGGTTATGAGTTCCGACTTCTTGCCGTAGATTTCCTCGGTAACGTTAAGTTTCGTAATCACCCAGCGATAGTTACCTATCACCCTCTTGCCGATCACGAATTTAAGCGTTTTGCCGGTCTTTTTGTACTTTTTCAGCTTATCCAGCTCCTCCGCGACCTTAACACCAAGAATCTGCGAAAGCGTCATGTTAAAAGAAACTGTATCCGCGTCATTTCCCGTGAACTCAATGATCTCATTCCCGCCATGCCGCTTGTGACTTCCGTAGGACGCGGAGCTGCTTATCTTTAAGCCCGAAAAAGTTTCAACTTTGTTTGTTGAAACTGTGAAAACAACTTTCCCAAGACTGCCGACTTTCACGTCAAACCTCCCATGATAATGCCGTCGCCGTTGAATTCATCGTTGTATTCGCACACCACAGTCTGACCGATAAACGGCAACCAGCCGTATATCTTAACCGTGATTTCATGCGTGTGCACACAGCCGCCTGCACATTCGATGTCTGGTGACTTCCCGCTGATCTCATCAGGGTGGCTCTTGTTGTATTCCGCGCCGCTGTTCAGCTCCCGGTCGGCTGACGCGTGTTTCTCACTGATAGTCCACGCTTTTCCGTCCGATTTCAGTGCCAGTGTAACAAGAGAGGAGTGGTTGAGGACAGGCAGCCAATCCGAAACGATGTCCACATCGGGAAATCTGACCCTTGCCATTCTTTTTTTAACGTCCACAACAGTGACCGTTCCGATTCTAAACATGTCAACCTCCGTAAAGTATCTGATTTACCCGCGCCTGCACCTGCTCATAGCTGTGTCCAGCGGCTTCAAGCAGTTCCTTGCGCTTGGGATATACGTCCCATTCGCCACGGATTACCTGCATAGCCAGCTCCTGTATCTCATCACTGCTGTCCGTCTTGCCGCCGCTCGTGCTCTCGCTTTCCGAAAGGCACTTTCTCAGGGTGACCTGCGTAGTATAGCCGCTAGAAGATATGCTGTGTTTTGCGGACTTGACGATGTACTTACCATCGCCAAACCCGAAATCACAAAGTTCCACCGTGTTTCCTGCGGCAAGCCTGGGATCTCCGGGGAACGTAAACGTTCCGGTGATCTCAAATTTGTTGTGCAGACGGAGCAGCTTGTGTGCGAGTTCCTGCGCCTCTGCCTTGCTTGATACGCGCTGACACACCTGTAAGCATTGCTGATTGTCGCTGTTCTCGTTGTAATTTTGGGCATACTCTGTCGCCGAAATGACCGCGCCGCTCGTAGTGGTGCAGTACACCCGGCATGAGGTGTAACAGTTGTTCGTGCCAGTGGACAGCTTGTACTTGGTGTAGCCGCCCTCCTCGCCGAATTTTATCTTTCTGACCGCCTTTTTCCCCTCGTAAGCCGCCTGGTCGAACACCACAAGGATATTGTTGGTGGCTTTCAGGGAGCAGCCGGCATTGTGGCACAGCTTCTGCAGAAAGGCAATATCAGAGGTCTGATACTGCTCCACGCGGGAATACCTTGGATTGAATCCGCTTTCAAAAAGCACTCCCATTCCGTTCTGCCGTGCTATCTGACTTGCTATCTCAGAAAGAGTGATATTCTCCCACGACTTGGATTTCAGAGTCTGCCGCACGGTGTTGCTAAACGACAGCGATGTTGCCTTGATGGTGACGGTTGCCGGCGGACCCTGTGCGTCTATGCTGTCAAGCTCGAACTGACCGCAGTCAAGTACTGCGTCCTTGCCGTCGTTGTTCCCGTTTCGGAGTACAATAACAGCTGATATCTTAAGGCCCTTGCCAGTCTGAACCTGCGTGTTAGCCGTGCTGCCAGACTTTGTTGTGCTTGAGCTCTTTGTGGAGCTTGAAGGGCCCGAAGAGGACGAAGAACCGCCCCCTCCGACGGATTTAAGATTGGTACCCTTTATGTATCCAGTCTTTCCGGAATAGGTGATTTTCGCCCAGCTCGAATAAAATCCATTAACCTCAACGATAGTGCCGTAAGGGAGCTTGCCGATCACCTTGTATTTCTCGCCTGCTCCCTTGCGAATATTTACGCCCGTTGAGGCGGTCACTCTGTATCTCGGTTTATCGGTACCCCCGCTGGCCGAGGAACTCGAACCTAAAGACGTTGATGTCTTTGTGCTGCCCTCCGGCGCGGTGGATATCACCGAACCGCCCAGCGCACCGCCCTCAATTATGCTGTTCAGCCATTTCCGAAGCCATTTGCCGTCACGGTCGCAGACCTTGATTTGGAGATCGTCTGCCTCGTCCTCTTCGTTGTCCGTGTATGTGAAAGAAAGCCAGTCCTTATTCACATACACGGATATGTCCACGCCGTTAAGAACTACCTGTGTTTCGGCACGGCGCGCAAGGTGCTTGTCGCTCATCCGCTCGCCTTCTTCCACGGCGGCAGGTCGTCCGCCGTTATTCTGTCCTCAACATCCGGGACATCGAGAACAACGCCCTCCGAAAAGATGTAGATGTATCGGTATTCAGGGTTGGCATTAATAAGTACGTCCGTGAATTTCACATCTCCGTACACCTGGTGGGATATGCTGTCCCACATATCGCCCTGCTGCGTCGTATATGTGCTCAAGCGTACACACTCCTTTGCCTGTCTATTCCCGCTTCATTCAGCGCGTCCTTTACCATGTCAATAAGCCGCTCGGACATCTCCTGCAGCTTTTCCTCGGTCATATCGCTAACTTCTCCGTTCACGACAAACTGGGGCGCTATGGTGATCTGCGCGCCCGAGCCGCCGGAAAGCAGCGCCCTGGTGTTATCCGCGTCAACGACTCTTTCACCGCCGCGCATAGCCACAAGTTCCGGTCCTTCCTCGCCTACAAGGGCAATGCCATTTTCTGCGTAGTCAGTACCGCTTGCATAAGCGTTCTCAATATCATGGAAACCGCGCACGCTTCCCTCATACGCCTTGTCAGAAGCGCTCGCCCCTGCCAGGGCCTGTGCAGCGGCTGCCGCAACAATATCCGCCGCTGTGGTGACCGAGCCTTTCCCGGCAAGGATAGCGTCAGCATAAGCCTGTATCGTAGCTTTTGCCGCTTCTTCTGCCTGGTCGCTCAGTTTCATATCCTCAACGGCTTTTTCCATGTCGTCAACGATACCGTCCATTGTATCATTGATATCTACCTTGTAATCGGCAAGCGATTTCGAAACCTCTTCCTGCGCCTTTTTCTGCTCCTCAAAGTTCGTGACCATGGTTTTCAGTTCTTCATCGGTCGCGTCAGCCATGCCGGCGATGACGTTCACCGAATCAGAAGAACCGTCCGCAAATGAGGCGATCACATCTCCCAAGCCCTCAATGTCGCCCGTCCTCTTGGATAGGGATTCAAGGTTATAGTTGTAATTGTCCCAGTATTCTGTCTGCGAAGAAAGCGCGTCATTGATAGCCTGAATGCTTGTCGGCAGAGTTTCCTCAGCGTTCGTCCAAAGGTTGTATTGTCCGTTAATGCTGTCATACGCCGCCTGATATGCGTCGTTGTAAGCCTGCAAAAGCTCGGTTGTCTGGTCGGTGACGTCGTTTACCGCTATGGATACCGCGTCATAAGCGGAAATCATTTTTTCTGACTCACCTGAAACAATATCGCCATACTCTGCCATTACAGCTTCACAGTCTGCAATTTGTTCTCTTATCGCAGCCAGATCATCACGGGCTGTAAACATTTTTTCGTTTGCTTCATCAAGCTCTTTTTGAGTCTGTTGAACACGACCTGTAATCATACCGCCTGCAACGGAAAAAATATTATCTCCTGCCGCATCAACAAATCGTTCACCCGCTCTAAGCTGTGCAGCTTCTGCTTTTGCCGCCACATCAGCTAGCTGCTCTTCTTGCATTAACAAGTCCGCTAAATTTGACTTTGCAGCATCATATTTCGCCTGCATGCTTGATGATTCTGCAGCTCTGTCTATTGCACCAGATAGCCCGTCAAGTTTTCCAGCAACATTTTCAACGGTAATACCAAGTGAAGGATAGAGAGCATTTAGCTTTTCAATGATAGGACTCATAAGAGCTTCCTTACGAGCCGCTGTTTCTGAGGAAGAAGCAATTTCTTTTAACTTAGATGCTAAGACCTGTGCTCCTTCCTGTTGTTTTTCAGCTTCATCAGTTATACTTGAATATGAATCCAGCAATTCTGATGTCGAAGTATGAAGCGTATCGATTTCGCTATATAAATCTGAAACGGAAAAAGATTGCTGCTCAATAGCGGAAGTTGCCTCGTCTAGGTCATATTTCAGAGCGCGTGCCTGGTCTGAGGTTTCGCCGTATGTATCGCAGGCGGTCTGATATTCGCCGGTAAGGCGCTCTAAATCATCATACTGTTGACTTGAAGCTGTTGATAATTCGAGCGTTTCAAATTCAGCTAATTTAAAAGCCTCTCGTAGAGCTACTACAGTTGCGGTCAAAGCAACAACCGCCGCAGTAATAACAAATACCGGGCTCGCCAGCATTGCAAGATTAAGCGCTCCATGTGCTGCTGCCGCCCCTTGTGTTGCACCGGCATTTGCAACTTCAGCTCCTGTTTCCGCTGATGTTGCAGCTGCACTTTTTACCTTGAGCGCAATGCCTAATGCATCAATGGTATTTTTAACTTTTTTTATACCGACAAACGCAGTATAACCAGCTATAACCACACCGATTTCTGCGCCAACTGCCATAATTGCTTTAACAACAGCCGGATTCTCCTCGCAGAATTCATTGATACCTGTTAAAATCTGTGTTCCTGCTTGAGTAAGTTCACGCAATTCATCGTTATATAATTCCCCAATAGTCATTTTAAGACCGTCAGTGGCAGAATCAAGCAGTGTAACATCACCCTGCAGATTGTCAAGTTTGGTGTCAGCCATCTTCTGCGCCGCTCCGGTGCAGTTGTTTATCTTCTCGGTAAGGGACTGGAAGTCCTCGTCCGAGGCGTTGATCATTGCAAGCAGACCGTTGTACCCACGCTGTCCGGCAATCGCCATAGCGTTCTGGACACGCTCTGCCTCGGTCATCTGCTCAAAGTAGCCGCGAAGTTCGATTATGGCATCGGAGAACTCGTCAATAGTGCCGTCAGCATTTACCGCAGAGTATTCGATTTCTCCGAATGCATCAGCTGTGAGGGTCGCACCGTTGAGCAAGCCGTTAAATGTGTTCTTCAGCGCGGTACCTGCAACAGAACCCTTAACGCCCGCATTAGCCATAAGACCAACGCCGACCGCCATATCTTCAATACTGTATCCGAGCGCCCCGGCTATCGCGCCCGCACCAGAAAAGGTTTCGCCCATGGTGGCGACGTTGGTGTTGGAGTTCGTAGCGGCCGCTGCAAGCACATCGGCAAAGTGCGCGGTGTCCTTTGCAGTAAGCCCGAACGCGGTCAGGTTATCGGTGACGATATCCGAAACAAGCGCAAGGTCTTCACCGGAAGCGGCGGCAAGGTTTATCATGCCGTTCATGCCGTAAAGCATATCGTTCGCATCCCAGCCCGCCATTCCCATATAGGTCATAGCCTCTGCCGACTGGTTTGCAGTAAACGAGGTCTGCGCACCGAGCTCCTTTGCTTTGGCGGTCAGTTCCTGCATCTGGACTGCGTTCGCACCGGATAGAGCCTCGACAGTACTCATTGTGCTGTCAAACTCCATCGACACATCAATGCATTCTTTGTAAGCATCCGCAATTTTTTTTAACCCTGCTGTTATGCCTGCTGCAACTAACGCAGAACCAACCATTTCAAACGCTGTTTCACCGTTAGCGCCAAACTTTTTAGCTTCCTCCGCTGCCTTTTTCTCCTGCTCCGACAGCTCCTGAACTTGCTTTTCCAGACGTGCACTTTCACTGGTAAGCTGGTTGATATCAATGCCTGCCTCAGAGAGCTTCTGACCCATCTGCTGTAAGCGCTGATTTTTGTCCGCAATAGCCTGTTCGGTGTTCGCAATGCGGTTTTTTAATTCGACTTCGCGCGCAGCAAGCTGTGTTTCCTGCACCGTAGTATCTTCGGTGCTGTTTTTCAGCTTTTCAAGTCCATTTTGAGTAATTTCAAGCTGTTTCCGGTATGTAGTTAACTGCGTGGTTGTGCGGTCGATTCCGGCTTGTTGCCTTTGATACGCGCTTATATCGCCTTGTTTTTTGTTAAGCTCTTGAATTTTATCACGAGTAGCGGCAAGAATTTTCTGTGCGGAATTGAATGTTCCTTTAAAATTTTCGCCTACCGTCGCGCTGAGCTTATAAATCATTTCATATTGTTTACCAAGCATTCGACACTCGCCATTCCTTACTTCTTTTCCGACTCTTTCAGGATTTTATTGTGCGTAATAATCCACCGCTGTATTTCTTTAAGTGGCTGCCCCAGCCAAAATGGGATAGGTGCATATCCGTTTTGCGCCAAAATAAGGATATTGCGCCTTAGCGTCTCGACTGTGCAACACCGGCCAAGAAAAAACGCGCTCTGTTTTTTATCCTCTCAAAGTCGACGATGGATATCTTGTTGAAAAAATCCCTGCCGACAGGCTTTGTACAAGCCTTGACCGCCATAAGGATAAGATAATTTGCGTCGTTGATAGCGCCGTAGTACATGGTCTTCCCGCGGGACACAAGTTCTTCCTCAATGTTCAAAGCGTCCGCACCGGTGAGCTTGTCGAAGTCAAATGCAAGCTCGGTCACCTCCTCGCCGTTATACATAACGGGCTTGGTCAGATGCAGTATGTTTTCAACGCTGGTGTTAGTCATATCTTCAAGCTCGTTCTCAACAAGCTCATCCATGTTCTCAGTCTTTTCAAGGTCAACGTTTGTCTTTGCCATAATTCAAAATTCCTCCTCGAATAAAACGCCGCTCCCTGCGAAATGCAGGGAACAGCGATAGTAATTATCAGGACATACCCAGACACTTGCGGATCTCCGCCGCTCTGTCCTTGCCTGTGTGGTCGATATAGCGGAAATTCAGCGGGTCAAACTCGCAGAGTTTCTTGCCGTTCGCGTCTATTTCCGCATAGTAGTGTACCGCATATTCGCCGTTCACTGCGATAGGCGATGCGTTCTTGACCGTACCACCGGTCAGCTTTTTCGGAACAACGCGCATGATTATCTTCTTCTGCTTGGTTTCCAGTTCGCCGCCGCTGTAATTGTAGTGCTGGTCGGCACGCCACAGGGAAAGCGTATGGACACGTTCCTCGGCAAGAGCATACGCCGCCTCGTTTGCGTGATTGAACTTAAACGTTGTGGTCATAGCCTTGAGCTGAGCCATAACAGGTATCTCAATCTCACCGAGCACCCCCGCGCCGCTCACATTGAATACCATATTTTCAAAATCCGGAAGGTCTACCTCCGCAACTCCGTAAAACATCTTTTCGTCCTCATAGATGGCATAGGAGATTACTCCCTCGTCAACTCCATTAGGCATTTCGCAGTCCTCCTTTCTTAAGAACCGAGCGCGGCTTCAAGCATATCCACGCTGTACTGAACGTGCATATCTATCTGCTGTGCCGGTATCGGTGATGCCGCCTGACAGTCAAGCCGGAACATACCGTTCATAAGGTTGGTGACAGGATTCAGTTCCGAAGAATATGCGATCTCGCCGCCGTAGAGCTTACCCTCCGCCGTCAGACCGTTCAGCCATGCGTTGAACGCATTGATGATAGCGTCGCGCAGCGCAGGGGTAAGCGGCTTGTCGATGTACTGCCAGAACGTATTGATGAATGTGTTGCATATCCAGTCCTGAACGCGGTTCGTGCAAATGAACATCTTAGCGACATCGCTTGTCTTGGGATAGCACCCCAGATAGTTGCCCCACAGGGTCCAGCCGCCATTGTTAAGTACGGTAACCACTCCGGCAGATACGCTGATAACGTCAGCCTGCGGAAGTGAAAGCGTTACCTCAGTGCCATCCGCGCAAACCGCGCCGGTGATGGATACGGACTTGTTGGACGGAGACTCATACGGGCAATCGGCATTGTCGGAATCCACCTTTGCGATAAGTCCGCACACGATAACGGAAATATTGAAAAGGTAATCGCCGCTCTTGACCATCGGCCAGCATACGATCATGTCCTCGGATACATAACCGTTGTCGGTCTTGTACTTAAGCACCTTGGAATAGTCATTGACTGTCTTGGTGTTGATGTCCACGACCGCCTTGGCGCGGAACAGTCCATTGATACTCGGCGCTTTCGCCGCCATCACCGCCGCTACTGTCGGATCTGTTGACCAGCCGGGGGCGCATATAAGGTCGGGAACAATCCCGACAACGCTGCGGCACATTTCAACTGTTTCCACAGCCATTTCAACGTCCTCTGCCGTGATGGTGGAAAGGTCTGCGACATCATAGCCGATCTTGAGCTTGTCGGCGCTGTAGCTCGAAGAGTCTGCCAGCAGCTCGATACACAGCGCATTGTCCGTGTAGTAAACCTCATAATCAGTGCCCTTAACAAGCGCCGAACCGCCCACTGCCGATACTGAAAGCTGGTCGTTGATGATAGCGTCCGGCGTAAGTTCCGCGATATGGTCAGTAACGGTGATCTCCGAAGCCTCCACAGACTTCTTGTGCTTTGCCGGGTCATAGATATTGTAATAAATAGCCGGCGACATACCCATCAGCTTGTGGAACGCATACATCGCCTGGCAGAGACTCCACTTCGGCGAACCGTCCGCATTCCTCCACTCCGCGCTGTATCCTCCCAGTTCCTCAGCCTCCAAGAACGCGGACGCAAGCTGAGGCTTGCCTGTGAATCCCTTGCCGCGATGGCAGGGCCACGCGCCGATAAAATAAGGAATACCGACCGCTGCGGTCTGCACCGCAACAACGCCGGTATCGTCCTTGTATGTGTTTATGCCATGTCTTAAAGCCACAGTTTACTCCTCCTTGCCTGTGATTTTTCTGATAAGCGCGTCATACGGAATGTAAATGCCGCGCTTTTCCTTAAGGTCATTTCTAGCCTTTGCAACATTGCGATCTGCAACAATCAGCCGCTCAATCTGCGGATAATCCTTGATTTTGTCGCCGAACGACTGAACTATTTCGTCCTTGGTACCGAAAAATATCCTGCCATTCGTCACAACGCCGCGTATTGAGGGTCCCAGATAGACCCAGACCCTTGCCTCTGCCGCCGTGCTCTGCACGTCCTGTTCGGACTGTTCAGCCTGTTCGGACGGCGCTGACTTATCGGCAGTTTCGACCTCAGATATTTCCTCCGAAACGTCTGTTTTCCTTGCCAAAGAAATCAACCTCCCTCTGTATTGGTCTTATATGGAATGTGCCTATCATTTCTCCCACAAAATAGGGCGCGGTATCATCGGGATAGACGACCGATTCGACACCCTCATGCTCGTCAAGCGTAAAGTTAGTCCCTATCTGCACCTGTTCAAGCAAGCGCTCCTGCACCCTGTCCATAAGGTTCAACAGCATAACAGCGCCGTCCTGTTCGTCCTGCGAGTATACGCAGAAGATGAACCGCACCGCCGCCGTGTATTCGGGGTTGGGATAGCCGTTCTCGCTCCGATGGTGCTTGCTGTCGATAAACTGAACTATGATGTAAGGCGCGAGCTTTTTCGCCGAATTGCTGTCAGGCAGCCGCATGAGGTACACTTCCGGGACGCGGCTTTTCTCTTTTGTGTCGCCTTTCTGAACAGCTTCCGGAAGAGGAATGTTCTTCACCGCGTTCTCGCAGAACTTTTTCAGTTCCTGTATGAGCTTTACCCTTGTCATTGTTACCTCCAGCCGTTAAGCAGCGCTGTAATTTCGTGCTCCATGCGCTCCTCAAATACCTTGCGCACATTATCGCCAACTGTATTTGCAAGCGTCGGATTCGCCCCCAACATCTGCGGAACGGACGGACCGAACTTCTGCTTTATCGGCAGTCTGCTTGACCCGTACCGTTCAAAAAGCCCGATGTGTCCGCTGTCCATCGTTGCACGGAAAACGTGTTTCAGCGTTTCGCCGGCGGTGTTCCGCTTGACCTGCACTCTGTACAGCCCGGAACTGGTGATTTTTGCGTTAAACCGGATAAGCGGAACATGAAATCCGCGAAAACTAAGTCCGACACTTATTTCATCGCCGGACTTCTGAATATGCTGCGAGGACTTGGTATACTTTTTGAAGTCGGACGTATTCAGCGAATAGTCTTTATTGACTTCACGCGCTACAGCCGCCGTACCGCTCGTTGCGGCGCGGGTCAGGGAAGAACTGGCCGCTTTCTCCATGCCGCCCGGTATCCCGGCTAAGAGCTTTGTTGCCCGGTCGAGCGCCTTGGAGCTGCCGGAATCATCAGCAAGAGAAATGTTGACGATTCCGGAATAATTGCCGCCCGAATAGCTGTCACTCATCGTAATACCTCAGTTCCAGCGTGATAAGCCCCATCTCGCATTTGGACGTAACTACCGAATACTTGCGGAAAAACGTCTTACCCAGCGCCTCGCCGTCGTCTATCTCAAAGCGATGTCCCTGTTCGGGGATCACCCCGTCAAGGTCCTTCTCGTTGATATAGGCAACGGCGGTCACAAGGTATATGCCCTCAGCATGGTCGCTCTGAATTATAGGTCTGTCAGACTGCTTGACCCGCTGGAGAATGATCGGTATATCTTCATATACCTCTCCATCGTATTTCACTGTGTGACTTTCCGCAAACTCCTCGGTGTTCATCAGCACATTTGCGATATCGGACTTGACCATGTCCTTAAAGCCCATTACTCGCCCTCCGGATCATCGGACAGCGCGTCGGCGAAAAAGTCGTCAAGCGCCTTGATGAGCTCCTGCTTGGTCGCAGCTGCTGACACCTCGATACCGTACTCGTTTGCAATTGATTGCAAATCGGCTTTCGAAGTGTCCTGACCGTACTGCGGTATGCCGAAGTCATCGCCGGCGCTTTCGTCATTATCATTGTCATTACTTTCAGACTGAACCTCGCCGCGCTCGGCACCGTCCACCGCCTCCGCGATACCCTCGCGGACAAGCCTTAAGCCCAGTTTCTCGTCAACATCAAACGGCGGGTCCTTGGGGGACTTGGGCTTTACAATGCCGTCAACTACCAGCCCGAAAGTTGTGTTAAGAATTCTGATACGCATAGAAACCTCCTATCAGCTTACGACGGACGATGCGAAGATGAACGGCGTGTAGTACCTGGGCATTGCGATAGGTCTTGAATAAAGCTCTACAGCTCTGGTGTTATGGGGGTTGTCCACAAACAGCTTGGTTACTCTGGACTTGGCAATAGTCGCGAAGTCCGGACTGCCATAAGGCATGAGTGTGACCGCACTGTAAGCCACACGGCCGCAGTTCGGGAATGTTACCATTGCCGCGTCACTGGGGAAATAGCTCTGTGTTACGCCGTTATCATTTTCGTATTTGTGACCTACAACGAAAACGCGCAGCGAGTGACCACGGAAATTGAATGAGCCAAGCTCATTGACTCCGGGAAGTATGTTGTGTTCGTTCACACTGCCGAAATTGATTGCAATGTTCTTGTTCAGCATTGTGTAAAGCTCCTCATTCTTGTAGAACACATCGGCAACGTTGGTGCCGATGAGAAGGTCAGTAGCCGCCATACCACGGTCGGAAAGCATCTCACACATCGCGTGAACATCTCCGATGATGTTGGCGTTAGAGCTGTTCCACTTGTTCTGCGGTGTGTATGTATGCTCCGTTGCAGTGTCATAGAACTGAATATGCTTTGTTTCGCCAGGGGTATTGATGTCGATGTACTCCTGCATGGTGAGCGCATTATTCTGCATTAACTGCGCGCACATCCACTCGATACGGCGGCGCGTTCTCTTTTCAAGGGTCTCAAGGTCCTCTGCAAGCAGACGTATAGCCCGCTGTGCAGGCGTGGAACCTGCGATAAGGGGCTCGCCGAAACCGCGTGCTGCCAGCTCGTCAGCGCTCAGCGGAAGTCTTTCAGCAATATATGCGGGACCGAATTCAGCCACGGTGTAGCCATCGCGCTCAATAGGTATAGCGCCGCCGCGTTCAGGCACGAAATGTGCCAGCTTACGCTCACCGCTCTTTTTGTACTCCACAAGGATCTTGTCCTCGGTATGAATATCACTTTTGCCAGTGGTAAAGTAGCGGTCGCTGAAGAACATCGTTTCAGGCTTTGCCTTTTCATGAATGCTCTGCAGCACGTAAGACTTGGTTATATCAATATTTACTGCCATTTTGTCCTCCTCGTTAGTTAGAATCGGCGGCGGTAAACTCGATGCCATACTTGCGCAGGGTATCCTTGTCTGCCTCCGTCATCTGGTAGCTGTCCTTCATGATGATCCTGTTACTGTTGAACTTGCCGCCGATGTAGATGGT